GAGTACCTGTAACCTCAACAACCTTTTTAGAGATTTGTGTTTGGTTAGATACACGAGTTGTAGCAGTAGTCGCGGCTGTACCAGCAGCGGCTCCTTCAACGTGGTAGTTATTAATTACAGCAGCAGCGAGTGCTTCTGTTTGCCACTCAAATAGAGTGTTAGATACTGAACCTTTACCAGTAATACTGGATAGGAACGGAGTATCCGTTGGTGAAATATCATAGATGACATCAGACAAATCCTCACGGATTGCTGTTGCATCGTATGTCTTAAATTGCGTAGGCATTATCCTATCTCCTTAAAGCATATCATAAAATATAGAAGCGGCATCATCTTGTTTGCCAGACTTCCGTAACCTTGCACGCTTTTCTTTAACAGCTTCAGCAGCTGTATCTTCTTTGGAGTTGCCTCTTCCAGACTTTTGTACTTTAGGAACTTTCTTAACTGCTTTTTTCTTAGGAGCAACCTTTGTTGTCAGCTTGTCATATTCCATAGCTTTCTTAATTATTAGAACACTACGGTGGTCAGCTAACTGGCTAATCTCTTCTGGTCTAAAGCCTACAGAAGTAGCATACTGTTGTATGTCTTTCTTAATTGTAGATTCCTGATCGTTCCACTCAGGTAAAGCCTGTACTAATCTAGAGTATTCTTGTTGAACAAAATGTGCTCTAGCTTTGTTTGCAGCATCAGCTTGTTCTTGTTGTATAAGAACTTGTTGCTGTTGTGCGTTTTGCAGTCTTTCCTGTGCATCTCTGTACTCATCTTTCTTAAGCATATACTGATATGGGTCATCTGCTTTTAGTGTTTCCCAATCAGTATTTTCAAACTCTTGAAGTCTTCCAGCTTGTTGCTCTTGCAACATTTGTAAGCCATTAGCGTACATTTGCCTCTCTTGCTCTAGTTTCTGACGCTCGGACTGGATTTGCTCCGTCTCCTTACGTTGCTCTGCTAGTGCCTGAGACTTACGAGTGTAGTCAGCTTGCCTTTGGTATCCGTTTTTAAGCTCTTCAATACCAACCTCTAGTTCTTCTCCATCTACCTTAATGGTATATTTCAAATCTTCTTCGGCTACTACATCAAACTCTTCTTCTACCTCTTCTTCGGTTTCTTCTTCAGCTTGTCCTTCCTCTTCCGATTCAGGGGCTTCTTTTTCTACCTCTTCAGCTTCCTCTGTTTCCTCTACCACTTCCTCGTCAACAGGGGCTTCGGTTTCCTCGCTTGCGGTTTGCTCTTGTGAGTCCCACATATTAAGGATTTGGTTTGCAGCATCTTCTGCTGAACCTTCTCTTACTCTTTCAAATCTACCTTCCTGGGTGTTCTCTGCAGAATCCATCGGTCTTTCTCCTCTACTGTGTTAAAAAATCTTCTTGCTCCCTTTCAGCAAGTTTGCCTGTCTCAAGCACTGAAGTTATATGTTGATTAACTAAATCCAGTGCTTTGATTGTTATGTACAATCTATCTCTTTCCACTTCCTCGGCAACCTTAGTATCAAGCAAGTATTGTATTAATGCTTCCTTGACTGTGGACAAAGCCTCTACATATAGAGGGTGTTCTAAAATTTGTTTAGCTTGGTCAGCCCTAGCTATTTCTTCTCCCTTCTTCCCCATACTAGTTTCCTATCTTGACAGCTCGTTCTTGTTCTCTCTCAAGTACAAGCTCTTGTTGTTTAAGTGCCAGTTCTGCCTTCTTTATTTCTAGCTCTTGTGCTTTAATTTGCATATCTACTGACGCTTCTTGTCTCTTAAGCTCTAGGTCCTGGGCAGCTATGTCAGCTTCCAGTTGCATTTCTTGCTGTTTAATAGCAGACTCTTGTTGTATTTTTTGCAACTTAACTTTAATTTCTTCAGCTTTGAGCTGTGCTTCCATCTGCTTGGCTTGCTCTTCTGGACTAGGCCCTTGTTGTTGTTGCACATCCTGATCGCCTGGGTCTGTAATAAAGTCATCTACATTCTTCATACCCATAGCTTTTATCTGTTCGGCTACTAAGTTGTATATGTTTTTTGGCTTTAACAACATACCAGCTTGCGGGTGTTGTGCAATCATCTGTATTGTTTGAGCCAATCTTCCTAGGTGCATAAGATTCATATCCTTATTACCAAATCCTAATCCAACTTGTGCTACACAATCCATCTTTTCTTTCCACTCGTGTGGGTATAGTGTAGTCCATTTATTGTTTAGTCTTACAATTTTCTCTGGCTTTTCAAACTTTTGTACTAACATATAGACAGAGTTTGCTAGGTCTTTCATACCTGTTTCTGCAAATATTCTAGCTATTAATTCTATTTTCTGCTGTGCGGCAGTCATTACTTGACCAACACCTGTAGCAGTTTGGTGAGACTTCAGCCCACCTTCAGATAAACCCATTGACTGCTTACTAACACCAGTTCGTTCTTCTCTAATACTGTCTAAATACCCCAGCATATTAAAAGAGTTCTGGTCTAGTTGCGGTGTCCCTAGTGGATTTACCGCACCTGGTGTTCGTACTCTTACGATTCCACCTGGTCTAGAAGTCATTAGGTCATCTAAATTTGCTTGACCTTCCACTACTTCGTATCGCCCATTGTTTGTTAGATACATATTGTCTAACAAGTTACGCATTAGTGTAGTCTTAATGAGTTGAAGGTCGGAGATTAAGTCATAAATACTCAGACCGTAAAACTTATGAGGCATTGGTATAGGTGTAAGGGAGGAGAAGGGAACACTATCCACAGCCTCATTATCTAACAGTTCATCTCCAACCTTCGTTACTTTTCTTAATTCAGCAATACCATCGTTATCATAGTCTACTCTTAGGTAGCACTCTGTAACCCAGACTCCATCATCAATATCACCTTCTGGTGAGTTGTCTTGCTCGTGTGAGAATCTAGAAAGTCTTTCAGCTTTGTAATCCGCTTCATCATTATTGAATACATTTTCAATTTTTGATTTAGGATAACCTTGTTCTAATAGTTCTGACTTAGTTTTCTTTACTCTGTGAGCGACAAACCTTGCACTGTCAATTGTCTTGGCATACTTGTCAATTAAAAATTCTTCTGGTGGTACAGGCTCTATTCTTACCTGCCCATCCTCGTATGTTCTGTTTACTACAACATCGTGTGTAGTGGGCTCTAGAGTCATTTCTCCTTCGCCTACGTTTTCTGTGTGTTGTTTTACTTCAACATTGTCATCTAGCAAGAGTGCAGTAAACTCTTCTTCTGTTAAGTTTTTGTACTCTTCTCTTAATGTTTCACTGCTGTCATCCCAGTAGTGTTTTATTACACCATTTTTTTGCAGTAGTGCATCTTTAAACCACTGGTATATTGTAGAGAATCCAGGGTTTTGTCTCATAATGACATAGTTTACATAGTCTGTAGACTGTTTTGCCATCTCCACATCTTCTGGACCTTGTGGTTCAAACTTGACTACCTGATCCCCAGAAGTAAATATCTTCATAAGGCTAGGCATAATCCATTCGATTACATCGGCTACATCTCTTGTGACAATCTGAGAACGACCTTCTTGCTCATTACCATACTTCTTACCATAGTAACGGTCTAATGCATCAGAGCGTTGCTCCGTGAGCTTTCCATCTTTGTACCCTAAAGCAGCATTGATTTCCTGCTCTAGGTGAGCAGATAGCTCCCTCTTTGTCATTTTAGCCATAAATTATTTACCTTTGTTTATCGGGTAAGTGGTTTCTTTTTTAGGTGGAGGACTGTTGCTTACTGCCTTCATTATTTCTTTCAGGTCCTTGATGTCCTGTGCCATCTCCATCAATTTGTTTTCTAACCACTTTGGGTTCATTGGCATATACTTCTCCTTATACTATCCAACTTAAATCAGTCTCAGGGAGTTCCCTTCCCCAGACACTATCATTACCTGTGAACACTACATCTGTTATACACAAGTATCTAAATGCATCGCTAGCGTGTGATGTCCAATCGTGGACTGGTCTTTGTGACCATATCTTTTTCTTGTCATCATAACTACTTCTATATTGTAGTAATGCTTCTAGTCCTTTCTTAGTATTTTCCTGATCGAACCAGCATTTGTTTAAATAAGTTCTGGTAGTGTCTATACCATCCATAACCTTTAACTTAGGTGCTACTTGAAAGTCTATGCCTAGGTCAAATGCTAGGTCGCGTCTTGACTTTCCAGTAGAAAATTCTCTGACTACTATATCGTGCGGTGCTATGTGTGCACCGTAATGATAACCCTTTCTGTTAAGTACCTCTATATAGTGAGGTAATCCTTCATTAGAGTTTTCATAATAATCTATAACGTGTACTGCTTTACCAACAAATTGTACAAACCATATGCTGGTTGCGTCTGAAACCCCAAGGTCCCAGGCTGTTACTACTTGCTTAGACGGGTCATAAGGGACTTTCCCCACTCGGTCTTCATCATAAGCAGCTTCAATCTCTTTAGCATAATACGCACCTCTAAGTGCAGCAGACCAAGAACACTCGTATTCTTGTTCAAATTCAGTTTCTGCCATATCTTGTTTCGCAAGTTCCAGCTCTTCATCGTCTAGTATTCCTGTTTCACTCGCCTTGTATAAGAATCTAGCCCATCCTTTCTTTTCTGGGGCAGAGTGGTATATATCATAAAATTCGTTCTTGCCTTTAGGTGTACCAATAAATATTGCATACCCCTTTCTATCTGATAGTGCGGGCCTTATAACCTCAGAGAACATCTTAGGGTTCATCTGAGCGTACTCATCAAGCACGACCCCATCTAAATAAATTCCTCTTAGAGTGTCATAATTGTCAGCCCCGTACAACTGTATCCTTGCTCCCATAAAGTCGGCTCTTAGTTCTGCCTCGTTAAACTTTACTTCGGGAAATACAGCACACAATCTCTTCAATTCATCCCAGGCAACTGTTTTAGCTTGCTTGAATAGTGGTGCTATGTATGCATATCTAGGTGCGGGCTTACTTTTACCTATATCTTCCACAGCACTTTTAATTAGCTGATTTATAGCAAACACAGTCTTACCAAACCTTCTGTGGCACACTACAACATTAAATCTATCTAGCGTTGTGTGTAAGTGCCTTTGTAATTCCCTAGGTGTGTAGGGTATTACTATAGATTTTCTCTCCTCTTGCATAGATACTAGTGTAACTTGCTATCTTTTTCCCTTAATATCTGATTAGCGTCTGCAATATCCTTTTCATCTTGAGCCCACTGTATGTCAAACTGCCTATCTTCTACAACAACGTGGTGCTTAGGAGACCAGCCAGCTTGTGTCTTAAGCCAAAACGTAGTCATACTAGGAGATTCCCCAGATACTGCCATTTCATAGGCTACACCAGCAACGCGGGCGGTTCTTTTTTCTTTACCTACTAGCAAATTGTGTGCAAAATATTTTGTTAGGGTAGCATTAGAAATACCCATAACTTTTGCTATTGTGTGTTGGTCTAAACCTATAGTAACCATCTCTTCTACCTTAGAATAATCATCATCTGTAGGTTTGTATTTCTGTCCTCTCTTCATTCTGGACTTTTTGCCCCCTGCTGCTTTAGATTCCTGGGATAACCCGCCCGTGGGTCTGCCCATCTTACGCTCAATCTTGATTACAGCGTCTGCTGGTACTATTCCTTTGGCTGAAGCTACTGCATATCTAGCTTCTTCCTCCAATTCTTTCTCAATTTGTCTGATTTCCTCTTCGGAATCAGTTGATACTTTGCCTTTATGTGCCATATACTAGTATTATACCTTAAAATAATATTGTTGCTTCTTAGATTCCTAGCGTATACCAAAGAATTTATAACTGGTTGACTAGCTGGCGTTCCTTCTTTAGTATTATCTAGGTATCTATCTGTTTCACAACAAAGATAAACAATATTATAAAGTATAAACCACTAAAAGTCAACCCCAGTTTGGCATTGATTAACACAGTATGCCCGAATCTGTCGAGGATGTGCGAGGTATATCTGAAAAATATAAAATTTTACCTGTGCATAGGTTTCGCCGGGATAAGTTTTTTTTAAAAGGGTTGGGTGGCTTCGCTTTCCTCGGCTTTTTCTTAGTCGGTCGCGGGCTCGATTTTCTCGCGGAATCGGTCGCGAGATTGTCCGAGGATGTATCTAGGTATTTTTGTAACGCGTTACAGATTTATTTTTATTCGAGGGATATTCGAGGATTCATATAATAATAATTAGTAGCTTAGTTTTATAGTTTATTTGACATTCCGAAAGACTTTAGGTATTCTTTAAGAATCGCGAGGGCTTTTCCCCGCGTGTTAATAAAACAAAATAAACGAGGAAAATATGACAACACAACAAACAACACAATTAGACAGAAGCAAGCTAACTAGCTTAAGAGTGAACGCGGGAATGACCGACATTTTGAAGATGATTGAGCGTGATAATCTTAAAAACGAGGAAAAAAGCGACATAACTAACCCGCATAATTCCATAAGTGATACTAAGGAATCTTTCACAAATGTAAGCGAGTCAATCAAGCTATTGAATGACGCTATTATTGAAAGTGAATCCGCGATCGCGAGCATTCAACAAATTTTGCAATCAATCCTATTCAATCAAGACGGGAAAATCGATACAGTAGGTGTGCAAGATGTAGTTGACTATGCGACAAGGCTTAAGAATCAAACGAAAGGCGGTGAAAATCCCCAAAACTTTGAGAGATTAAATACTTTACGCGTTCAATTTCACAAGGCTTTTATGTGGGCTAAGCAAAAGAACTACATAAGCGACAATGAAAGGTTATCTCTTAAGGGTGTAGGTAAAAAGCAACACGAAAAGCCCTACACAGAAGCGACAAAGCCAACAACGACAGCAAGCCAACAAGAAGCCAAAGCGAAAGCGGAAAGCGAGCACTTAGATAGCTTAGATAGACAGTTGAGCGAGGCATTTGAAGACTGGTTTTTGAATCTTGATGACGAGAAATTTGAGATTCTTTCCAATCAACGAAAGACTTTCCAAAAAGACTATGGGAAAGACGCTAAGAAGTCGACAGTTAGCAAGCCAAAAGGCAAGGGAAAGAAGTAACACACCCTAGCACTAAGGAAGCCCCTTTCGAGGGGCTTTTTTATTGCTTAATGTAAAATATGCCTATATTCAAGACTTTTTGACAATACCTAGCCAAAGGTATTAAATTAAAAAGAAGTCTTCAATATAAGTATGTGAAGCGTGTTAAATCACTATTTATAAAGGTATATTTGTAACGTGTTACAGATATTAATTTAACCAATAAAAACGAGGTGTTTATGGCAATAAGTCAATTTAGAAAAAAATCTATTCAAAGCCAATCCAGAGTTAATAGGATAAGGCAAGTTATAGATGACAGTAAAGGCAGATTTTTTACGGTCAAATTTCATAAAGCGGATGGCAGCAAACGAGTTATGAACTGTAGGATAGGCGTAAAAAAGTTTCTTAAAGGCGGTAAGTTATCTTACAAGCCAGAGGATAAGCCAAATTTACGAGTTGTTTTTGAAACGCGTAAGGGATACAGAACTGTCAATTTGGATACGGTCTATTATATTAAGTCGGGCGGTGAGCGTGATTTATGGATGACCGAAGGATTATTTAAAGAAGTAATAAGAGGTAAATGATGATAGGCAATTTAATGTTTGATTTATTTATATTTATTCTTGTATTAATCGGATTGTCTTGCGTTTTCGTTCCATTCTTTATGGATATGAATGATAAGATAAACGAGAAATACAAGGATTAGTTGTAAAAACTAAGCCTGATCGTTAGGATTGGGCTTACTTGTTATAACTAAAGAAGGAAAGTGTATGGATATACAAAACAATTTGTTACTATTGCCATTTAGAACACTGAAGGCAGCTCAAGATTATGTTGGTAAATTTTCTAATCCTAAGAAAATGCCAGGCTGGTCTTACGGATTGCCTACAGATATGTGCAAGACTGGGATGATACTTAAACAAATACCTACTTCCGTGTGTGCAGATTGCTATGCGGATAAAGGATTTTATACGGTCTATCCCGAAGTAAAGAAAGCACAATACAGACGTCTTGATAGTATCGATAAGCCTCAATGGGTTGAAGCAATGATATTTGTGATGACTCACGCTAAAGCAATACTAAAGGATAAAGTTTTTAGATGGCACGATAGCGGTGATATACAAAGTGTTGAGCATTTGGATAAGATTGTGCAGATTGCAGAAGCTACTCCCGATATTCAATACTGGCTGCCTACTAAGGAAAGCAATTGGATACAGAATTACAGTAAGCCTATCCCTAAAAATCTAGTGATTAGGCTGAGTGGTAGTTTTGTGGATGGCAAACCACCAAAGTATGCAAACACTAGCACAGTCGTTACTAACAAGGATGATGCAACTTGCAGAGCCTTTGAGAATGACGGTGAATGCGGTGATTGTAGACAATGCTGGGATAGTAGTGTAAAAAATGTAAGTTATTTTAAACATTAAGGAGGTGATAAAGTATGGTTGATAAGTTTACAGATGGTGCTATTGAAGCTATCGTATATTGTTATGAAAATGATATGATAGATGTGTACCAAGTAGAGGAGTTGTTGGATTATTTTAGTGCAAACTGGGCTAATTTCATACCACAACTAACAGTAACTGACCAGATAGAGGAAGCAGTAGAGTTTATGCAAGAAAATGGTCACGAATAAGGAGGATATATGCACGATGAAACGCTAATGTATGGATACACCTTGATAGATGAATGGCTTGTCGAGAGATGGGAAGTTCGTGTCGAGGATTTCTGTACAGTTTTTAACTCAAATGAATCGTTTGCATCTGACTCACTAGCGGGGGAAAATAGTTATGTATTTACTACCCTAAAAGAGAGGAATATGTGGGCTGATATACAAGATAAGAGATTGAGAGATAAGTATAGTGATAAGCTAATGGATGATTACAGAGATAGGGGTATGAGTCCTGGGGATTTCTTATCTGAGTTGTAAAAACCAAGGGATATTTGTAACGTGTTACAGATATCCTTTGCTCTTTATAACTAGGAAGGAGTAAGTATGGATAAAGATAACAATCTAGGCATTAACGTGCTAAGTCTGTTTGATGGTTCGAGCTGCGGTCAAGTAGCCCTTGAACGATCAGGGATTAAGGTCAGCAGATACTTTGCATCTGAGGTAGACCCTTGGGCTGAGAAGATTACGCTCAAGAACTACCCAGATACTGAGTGTGTTGGTGATGTTAATTTTGTAAGCGGGATACAACTGCCAAACATAGACCTAATCCTTGCGGGTTCACCTTGTCAAGGATTTAGTTTTGCGGGTAAGCAGTTAGCTTTTGATGACCCTAGGTCAGCACTATTCTTTGAGTTTCTCAGAGTCCTGGAAGAGTGTCGCAGATACAATCCTAATGTTAAATTCTTATTAGAAAATGTAAGGATGAAGCAAGAGTATCAAGACATCATAAGCAAGTATCTAGGTGTAGAACCAGTAGCGATAAACTCGTCACTTGTATCAGCACAAAACAGATACCGTTTGTACTGGGCTAACTGGGATATAACTCAGCCCGATGACAAAGGTATAGTCTTGAAGGATATACTTGTTGAGGGATACGGTGATAGTGTAGCTGACCAAGGCACGACTGTTAAACAGATAAACGTGGATAAGGCTGCTTGTCTATTGGCTAGAGATTACAAGGGATTTGGCAACCAAGCTATGACTGGTGTCAGAACTTGTGAACTCAGAGAGTATGACAAAGATGAGGATTGTCATCACGTTGGCACTGCACTAGACATTAATGGACACGATATACTCAAGCGTGTATATTCAGATACGGGTAAGAGTCCAACTCTGAATACTATGGGTGGCGGTAATCGTGAGCCTAAAGTATTAGTAGCTAGGATGGTAGGCAGACGCATCAACCCAGTTACTGGTAAGAGGGATGACTACAACACAGACATCACTCCCAAGCAAAGACTTGAGCCCCGTAAGGATGACAAGTCTGGATGCTTGACTACTGTTGAGAAGGATAACTTAGTAGTAGAGAAAGGAACGTATCGCCCACTGCTACCATTAGAGATGGAGCGATTACAAACACTGCCCGATAACTATACGGATGGTGTAAGCAATACCCAACGCAAGAAGATGTTGGGCAATGGATGGACTGTCGATGTGATAGTTCACATACTAAAACAAGGAGGGTTTGTATGACCAAACAATTAATACTGGATGATGTTAGGCTGCATCCACATACATACATAAGCCTATACTCTGAGTTAGCAACACTGGTCCTGGAGTATTCATCACTTGACTCAATCTATGTTACAGATGAGAATGGGGATGAGCGTATGACAGAAGAGAAGCAAGATGAGTATTGTTATATTGTCAGTATGGTTGAGCACATACTCAATTACAACGGATTAATCCAGGAGGATAACGATGAAGAGATACATCGGATGGAATCGTAGGATTAAGAAAAGAAAGTTAAGTCGAACACAACGTAGAAAAGATAGGAGGGATAATGAAAAAGTGGCAAGACGATGAAGTCAAGGTAGCATATGGGATACAGATAAACCCAAGCTACCTAGATGGTATCTATTCACACGGTGGTAAGGTGAAGGATAGGTACGGTAAGACTATGAACTACAGTGATGTAGCTAGGCTCAATAAGTTTAGGGTTGAAGCTAGAGAACAGTGGCGATTGGATAATAAAGATACTATAAAAAATATGGGAGGTAAGAATGGGAATGCGTGATTGGTCTGGAGATGCCACTAAAATCTTCAAAGGTAAGACAGTTAGGAAGATAGAATATCTAACGGATGATGAGATGAATCATATGGGATGGTACAGTAACGCACCAGTCATAGTATTCACTGATGGGTCCTGGATAATAGCAAGCAGTGATGATGAAGGTAACGATGCTGGTGCACTCTTCACATCTGCTAATAAAATGTCAGTAATACCAAAAAACGGGAGGTAATATGAGTTACAAAGACTATGAAGTACACATACAGTCAACTGTATCGTATGATTTTGTCGTGGTAGTTGAAGCCAGTAGTGAGGAGGATGCAGAGATGGTTGCAGACGATGCCTACTGGAGTGATGAGTACCACGGTGAAGCAAGGAATTCTCAACTGCACGATGAGTTTGAGATAGTGAGCGTCACTGAGATTGTACCGAAAGATGACAGTCTTGATGACGATGATGAATACCCACCAAGGGAGGATTAATATGGGAGTATTTAAACAAATGATGATGGATAAAATGGATGAGCTGCAAGGTGGTGATATAGATAGTCTCACTGAGCAAGACATCATTGATGCTATGGTCGAGGAGTATATGCGTTCAGATGCATATTACAAGGAGCATACGGATCAGGAAAAAAAGATAGCAAATAGCTTGACACATCCTGAAACGTCAGCTAAAATTTAATTACTTGTATCTCCTACAATACTAAGACAGTCTGAGGGTAAGCAATCTAGCTAGCTAACTAGCGGGCTCACTCTCAGATAGTCTTAGGTTCTTAGTCTTTCTAAGAGTACACTGGTTTTCCTTCCTTATTTTCCAGTGTACCCTTAGTAGGATTACCTACTAGTCGGAGACCTACGGGTCATAAATGTTAATGTTACAGGAGTTATATATGAGTGCTATGAGTTTAGTTGGTACTGTGGTTTTTAACCACATTTTAAAGCCCGATGTGTACAAGGGAACGGAGAAATATTCTTTGACAATTGCGTTGGATAAGGATAGTAAGAAACTTGCTGAGAAAAAAGGACTGAAGACTAAGGAGTATGATGGTGCTACGCAAATCACCGCTACTCGTAAGATAGATTTCGGTGCACCTAAAGTTTACAATGTCGACAAGGAGGAGGTTAGTATCAACCATCTTTCTCTCTATGGTGACACAGTAACTATCAAGGTTAAGCCTGGCAAGGGAGACTGGTCTGCTTTCAGTTACTTAGAAGCAGTAAGAGTCGAAGAGAAAGCAGAGGGTGCTGGGGAGCTAGACGAATCTGATTTCTAATGTAAGATAGCAGTGTTATATGGGGCAGCTACGAGGGTGGCTGCCTTTTTATTTTAAAACGGGAGGAGATATGAATAAAAGAAATATACTTTTAAGGAAGGAGCAGTGTCCCACTTGTGCAACGCAAGGCAAGGACACAAGCAAGGATAATATGGCTGTCTATTCAGATGGTCAAACCCACTGCTTTGCTTGCGGCACCCACCATAGGGGAGGCAAGGAGGCACTAGGTGGGGTAAAAGTAAAACAATCAAAGGATGATGAGTGGCTAGCTGACTATAGAGGTGAGTATTTTAGCTTGCCTGATCGTAGGCTTAGAGGTGAGACGCTTGAGAAGTTCAAGGTCAAGGCTGAGAAGGATAAGGATGGCAACATCATCAAGCACCACTACCCAATACACAACCGAAAAGGTGAGATGGTTGGTATGAAGACAAGGATAGTGGAAGGCAAGAGATTCTTTGGTAGTGGAGATACTAGCAAGAACAATGCACTGTTTGGTCAGCACATAGAAAAGCCTGGGGGAAAGTTTGTCACTATACTAGAGGGTGAACTGGATGCGATGGCCGCATATGAGATGTTCGGTAGCAAGTTCTCATTTGTTAGTGTGATTAATGGCTCTAATTGTGTGGACAATATCAAAGCTAATTTGGATTGGCTCGATTCATTCGAGACAGTTGTGCTCGCATTCGATAACGATGAAGCGGGTAGGGATGCAGCAAATGCAGTAGCCCCACTGCTTGGACCTAACAAATGCAAGATACTAACGCTGTCTAAGTGGAAGGATGCTTGTGAGTATCTGATTAATGGTGACAGCAAGCAGTTTGTTCACGAGTGGTGGGATTATTCCAAGCCATACACTGTGTCGGGTGTAGCTAGTGTAGAGGATATGCGTAATGCTATGATGCAGTACAGAGATACTGAGTTAATACCTTTGCCCGATTCCTTTGGCAATCTAAATGAGATGATGCGTGGTGGTGTAGCTCGTGGTGAGCTGGTGTCCATCATTGCACACACATCTATAGGCAAGACAACAATACTTAATGAGTTAATCTATCATTTCTCTACCAATACTAAGGAGAAGATAGGTTGCTTTATGGTCGAGGATAATATTGATGAGACGATTAGGAAAGTTGTCAGCGTACACACTGGTGAGAATATGCAGTTGCTTAAGCCTAATGATTTGAATGTGGATAAGATTATGAAAGATGCTGTTGACATAGGGTTTGCGTCTAAGATACAGCTACACGATGATGGTGGTGGCAGCATAGACCTTGAAGAAATGTTCAGTAAGATTAGATACTTTGTCAAGGGACTGGGCTGTTCTGTAATCCTGGTTGACCCATTACATACAGCTATCAAGAACCTTTCCAATGAGAATATTGAAGAGGTGATGGATAGGTTTATCAAGCTATGTAAGGAGACCAAGGCTACTGTGATACTAAGCACACATACAAGGAAGCCCGATGATGGTAGTCACCCACATAAGATAAGTGAGTATGATGTCAAGGGCAGTGGTGCTATACCACAAGCGTGCCATACCAACATACTATTCTCAAGAGACAAACTGGCAGAGGATGACTACGAGAGAAATGCAACCCGCATTCGTGTGCCCAAGATGAGAAGAACTGGTCAGACTGGTGAGGCTGGATGGGCATACTTCAATGGCAAGACTGGAAGATTAGAGAAGGGACACTCACCACTTATGGGAGATGATGATGCAGACTTTTAGTTGTGACATAGAAACGGATGGCATAGATGCTACTGTTGTATGGTGCATCTCTGTCCACAATATAGATACAGATGAGGTGACTACGTTTGCTGGCTCTTGCCTTGAGTTGTTCAAAGACTGGGTGCAGAGAGAAGCTGACTGCCTGATCTTTCATAATGGCATAGCTTTTGATGTGCCAGTGTTAAAGAGACTGCTTGATGTAGACTTTAGTGGTGTCAAGATAGAAGACACAATGGTGATGAGCCAGCTATACAAACCAAGACTAGACGGTGGTCATTCACTTGCAGCCTGGGGAGATAGACTCGGCTTTGAGAAGGGAGACCACAGCGATTGGTCTAAAATGTCAGATGAGATGCTAGAGTATTGCATCAGAGATACCAAGGTGACTACTAAATTGTATAAGTATTTGGTGAACAGCAACTTGAGTGAGGATGCTAAAGAGTTGGAGTATCAAACTAAGAAGCACTGTTCACTTCAAGAAAAGACTGGATGGTTCTTTGATATTAAAGGTGCTATTGATTTGTTGGTTGAAATCAATGATGACTTGAGACTTGCAGAGGAGGAGGTGCACAAAACTTTTGTACCACTACCAGTATGGCAGAGCAAGACACCAGTCAAGAATAGGTTTACTAAGAGAGGACAGAGAACTAAGCACTATCAGACAGAGGTGGACCTGGAGTGTCACACTAATGATGATGGTGACTACGGATACTGGACTTATCCAGAGTTAAATCTGGGCAGTAGACAGCAAGTAGGCAGACACCTTATGCATTATGGATGGAAGCCTAGTGTATTTACTGAGACTGGTATGCCGAAGGTTGATGAGTCAACACTCAAGGATGTGGACATACCCGAAGCTAAGATTATAGCTAGGTATCTTATGTTGCAGAAAAGGCAGAGCCAAGTGAGTAGTTGGGTTGATGAGTACAACTACGATACTAGAAGAATACATAGCAGAGTCCACACTATGGGCACTGTCACACACCGTATGTCTAGTAGCAACCCTAACTTACAGCAAGTAACAGCAAGCAACAAAGAGTATGGCAAGCAGATGCGTGGTTTGTTTACTGTGCCAGATGGCAAGGTAATTGTTGGAGCTGATTTATCTGGACTTGAGTTGAGATGTTTAGCACATTATATGAAAGACCCAGGGTATACTGAAGAGATATTAAGTGGTGACATACACACAGCTAATCAAAAGGCTGCGGGTCTGAGCACCAGAGATGAGTCAAAGCGTTTCATCTATGCCTACCTATATGGTGGTGGTGATGAGCTGATAGGAAAGATATGTGGTGGTGGTATGAAGCTAGGCAGAAAGATTAAACAGCAGTTCTTATCCAATACCCCAGCGTTGGCTGTGCTTAGAAAGAAGATAGAGCACGCGTCAAAGAAGGGCTGGATCAGGACACTTGATGGTCGTAGAGTGTATGTTCGTAGCCCACACTCAGCACTTAACTTTTTACTTCAAAGTGCTGGTTCTATCATAGCTAAGAGGGCTTGGGTTATATTCCATTCACTTGCTTATCAGTTTGATTACAAGCAGTTGGGTGTGATACACGATGAGATACAGATAGAGTGTGACCCCACAGATGCAGAGGTTATTGGCAAGCTGGTTGTCCAAGCTATGGAAGAGACAACAGACTACTATAAACTAAACTGTCCAATCACTGGTGAGTACAAGGTTGGCAAGAGCTGGGATGAAACACACTAAAATTGTAACGCGTTACAAAAATAAATTTTAATAAGAGAGGAGTAGACGATGAAGTCTATAAATACAGTAGTACAAGATGTATATGATGTAATGAAGTCAAAAGATTATTCTGGAGACTTGAGCTCGATAGCTATGCAAGCTGGTCGAGAGGTAGAAGAAGCAATTAAAGATGCTTTCAAACCAAGAGAAGACAATCGTAACTTACGGATGTCATCCCTAGGCAAATGTGAAAGAGCACAGTGGTACAACTACCACGGTTACACACCAGAACAAATAAGTGGTGAAGTTTACCTTACCTTCTTGCAAGGTCACATACTAGAAGCAGTCCTGATCGCTTTGCTTAAGCTGTCTGGACACACAGTAGAAGACCAACAAAAGAAGCACACACTAGAAGGTGTAGACGGTAGCCAGGATTGTACGATTGATGGTGAGCTAGTAGATATTAAGACAGCAAGTGCTTGGTCCTGGGACAATAAGTTCCAAGAGACTGGGCTCACTGATGATACTTTTGGCTACATCAAACAGCTATCTGCCTATGGTAAAGCAGACAATAGAAAGAAAGGATACTTCCTAGCTTTCAACAAGAACAAGTCAACACTCAAGCTATGTGAACAACCATTGGAACAAGACATAGATACATTTGTTGTTGACTTAAAAGCCAAGATGGAATCAGACACACCACCTATGCGATTAGCTAACGCTACAACTTGGAACAAAGCCAAGACAGAAGAGAAGCTATGTATGACGTGTGCATTCTGTGGGTTTAAGGAAGATTGCTTTGGTAGTCTGGAAGCAAGACCTATTCCATCTGGTAAGATAACTAATTATTATGTTACTAATGGAGCTGACTTTTGATAACAAAACAACTACCAGAGCTAAAGGCATACATCGCTGCAACATATGATGTGTGCCTAATCTGTGATGAATTAGAAATAGAACCCGATGAACTATTAGATGCTTTTGAAAAGAGACTGATAGAAAAGCAAGATAGATTTCTGGAGGAATTTGAGGAGAGTTATTAGTGGACTACATAAGTCTGAGTGTAGCTTTTATATTGCTTGGTGCTGTAGGTATTTACTTTACACACAAACAAGCATATGAAAAAGGAATTACCGATGCTGTGTTGATGCACAGAACTGGTCGATTAAAATATAAAGACTATCTAGATGACAACGGTGAACGTATGGTTGACATAGAGATAGAACCAATTGATGAAGGAGATAAAAAGTGAATACATTACCAAATGATTACCAAAACTTTATAGCACTAAGCAGATATGCAAGGTGGCTGCCTGAAAAGAATAGGCGAGAGACGTGGAAAGAAACTGTAGCAAGGTACTTTGACTTTATGGAGGAGCACCTAAAAGAAAACACTGAGGGCGAGCTAACCCCTAAGACTAGGAAACTTCTTGAAGAAGCTGTGCTTAACTTAGATGTTATGCCTAGTATGAGAGCACTAATGACTGCGGGTAAGGCACTGAAAGATAACAACATAGCTGGATACAACTGTGCTTATCTTAGTGTTGACCACACTAAAGCATTCGATGAGTGTTTGTATGTGCTTATGCACGGTACTGGTGTAGGGTTCAGCGTAGAGAGACAGCACACGAACAAGCTACCAGAAGTGCCAGAAGAAATGATTGATGTTGATGACATTGTAGTAGTGCAAGACAGCAAGGAAGGATGGCAGTCTGCATTCAGAAAACTAATTAACTATTTGTATAACGGTGAGATGCCTAAGTGGGACTTCTCTAGGGTAAGACCTAAAGGTGCCAGGCTATCTACGTTTGGTGGCAGAGCCAGTGGACCAGAGCCACTACTAGATTTATTTAACTTTGCTACTAACCTATTTAAAGATGCAGTAGGTCGCAAGCTGACCAGCTATGAGTGCCATCGTATGATGTGCAAGATAGCAGAGGTAGTTGTAGTAGGCGGTGTTAGACGTAGTGCCCTGATCTCACTATCTAATCTAACTGATGAGCGTATGCGTAATGCTAAGTCTGGTCAGTGGTGGTCTGATACACCAGAGATGGCACTGAGTAACAACAGTGTGTGCTACACAGAGAAGCCAGACATAGGAATCTTTATGAAAGAATGGCTGTCACTGTATGAGTCCAAGTCTGGTGAGCGTGGTATCTTTAATAGAGAAGCAGCAAAGAAACAAGTAGCCTCTATTGGCAGACGTGATGTTGAGCACGACTTTGGATGCAATCCTTGTAGTGAAATCATCTTAAGAGATGGACAGTTCTGTAATCTAACTGAAGTGGTGGTGAGAGCAGAGGACAAACAAGAGGACATTTTAAGAAAGGTAAGGTTGGCTACCATACTAGGTACGTTCCAAGCGTCACTGACAAATATCAAACGATTAAGACCTAAATGGATACACAATACAGAAGAAGAATCTCTCTTGGGAGTTTCATTAACTGGTATAATGGACAACTCTTTTATGAATGGAAGTGCAAGCAGAGGACACCACGGTAAAAAGTCTTTGCCTGACTTCTTGATTGAACTCAAAAAGCAGACAGTAACTACTAACAAGAAATGGTCTGCTGCATTAGGCATTAACCAGGCTACTGCAACCACAGCAATTAAACCCAGTGGTACAGTCAGCCAGCTAGTTGACAGTGCTAGTGGCATACACACTAGACACAACGACTATTACTTTAGAAGAGTAAGAGCAGATGCCAAAGACCCAATAGCACAACTTATGGAAGATCAGGGCATCCCTTGTGAGGCTGATGTTATGAAACCTAATAGTGTCAAGGTCTTTACATTCCCTATGAAAGCACCCAAAGGTGCTGTGACTAGGAACGAAAGAACAGCTATTGAACAACTAGAGTTGTGGCTTACATATCAGAGATACTATTGTGAGCACAAGCCTAGTGTAACCATTAGTGTTAGAGAACACGAATGGATGGAAGTAGGTGCGTGGGTGTATAAACATTTCGATGAGGTCAGTGGTGTTAGTTTCTTACCACACTCAGACCACACATACCAACAAGCACCTTATGAAGATTGTACTAAAGAGCAGTACACAGAGCTTGCTAAGAAAATGCCAAAGTCTGTAGACTGGGACTTGATTAGCAAATATGAATTAACAGACTCAACAGTGGGTACTAAGACACTAGCCTGTACTGGTAGTGTATGTGAATTAGTAGATTTAGTTGAGGAGGAGAGAGATGTAGAATGAATACATTTATATTAATAATAGTCTTGCAAGTTATAGTTATTACATTAACTGGATGCAGTATGTTTGAAGAAAAAATGGAACAGCTACGATGTAATGCACCAGTTGATACAACACTATGTGTAGGGTGGAAAGTATGAAGATACTGAAAGCAATTGTTTATACTGCTTACTTTGTAGCAGCGATGGTTTCTACAGGGTGTTTAATCTATGTTGTCATATGGTTAAATGCTCTTAGAAAAGGGTGGCTTATATAGCCAATTAAAATAATAAAGGAGTTAATATGTTAGAGAAAATAAAGAACGGTGCTGATGGTGCAATAGATGTTGGCATCAAGTTAATCAGCCTATCAATTATATTACAAGTTATCTTTGGACCAAAGGTAGCTTTCCTAACTGGAGATGTAATTGGTTCTATACTGGGTATAGTATGGACTTTAGGAAACGGTGGACTAGCAGGCATCATTGCTGCTGTTATTATCTGGAAGCTACTCGACAAAGACATAGTCGATGAGCTCAAGGACTAAGCCTAAAAACTCTGGCGGTCTTGTTCAAATGGACAGGACTGCTAGACTCTACCAAGAACTCAAGAAAAAGAAAACAACCAAGCCGAGGGAATTATGGAAAAGGGACTGGACAAAATAAACCCTTCACATTATCAGAAGGGAAAGATAGAAGTAATAGATTTTATATTAGACCAAAAAATGAGCTACCTAACCGCAAGTGCGTGTAAGTATTTGTGTCGCTGGGAGCACAAACATCTTGGTCAAGGTAGACTAGATGACTTAAGAAAAGCACGCTGGTTTATTGAGAAACAGATAGAAGAGATACTCAAAGAAGAGGACATCAAATGATAAGCAAGGGTATCTTGCCTATGCCTACATATTCTAAGGGCAGAGGAGACAAGAAAAAAACAAACTTGCTTAGTCTTAATGTCTTTATACACTTACATCCTTTTGCCAAAGGCAAATGCAAGGATGATTACTATGAAGTAGTCAAAGAGTTTGTAAAGACCCTACCTAAATACAAGAAGATAACACCTTCATACACACTGTACTTCAAGAACAAAAGAAAAAAAGATTTAGACAACTACACGTTTCCTATGCACAAGTTTCTTATGGATGCATTAGTTAAAGGTGGAGTAATAAAAGATGATGACTATGATTATGTTGGTGAAATCAATACTAAGTTTGGTGGCATAGAAGATGACAACTATGTTGTTGTTGAGATAAAAGGAGAAGAGCTATGACTCAAGAAGAATTGCAGTGGATAGCTGTTGATAAGCTAGGCACATCAATTACAGCAACTACAGATGAGTTCTGTACATTTGATGGGTATAGTGATGAGTATGTAATTGAGTTTAAGTGCAGAAGAAAGCACTACGACACACAACTAATAGAACACAAGAAGTATACAGCCAACCTAGATCAGGCTGACGAGAGTGGAAAGGAATTTTTATACATAATATCTACACCAGAAGGTGAGTATGTATTTAATATAAGCAATCTAAGGGAGAAAGGCTATGACTTTGGCTGGGAAGATAGACGTATGCCAGCAAAGACTGACTTTGGTAGCCAGAAATACATAAACAAAAGAGTAGGTTATATATCTACTTCTGCTTCTTCTTAGTTTTTTTCTCAGCCTTGGCTAGTAGCTGATTCATCTTTGCCTCTAGCCCTGGGTTAGTAACATTCTTACTGATTACTTGGTCAAACGCTTTGTATCCAGGTACTATCTCTGTTCCGCAAGCCATTATTCGTCACCTCCAAATGGTTTAAAGTATATTCCTACTGCACCAAGAGAACCATTCAGTGTCTCTGATAACCATTCCCCTAAGTTTTCCATTGGAGAATCATCCTCTAAGCCACCTTCGTCAGCAGTCCAGATAGGTGTTAAGAAATCTTTGTAAGCTCTGTCTACAAATCCAACTGCTGTACCACCTATTGCAGTAGTAGCACTCTCACCAAACCTTCCCGCACCACCAAGCATACCTACTGGTCCAAGCAGTCCCATTCTATCTAGAGTCTCTTTAAATGTAGGGTCTTCAAAGTCTTTGCTTTTGATAGCATCCTTCATCATCTCGCCAAAATAAACAGCAGCGTAAGCAAATGCAATTGCACCCACCACACCAACAGCAGCACCATAGTCTGGGTTGCATTGTTTAGGATTCATTTTCCTTAGTAATCTTTTAACCACAGTGTTTCCAAATACAACTGGGAATGTCTTAAGCTGTGCAAAAATAGCTAGCCTAGGGTCAGACATCCATAGTGGTTTGTTGTTTGCTTTGGGGTGTACAACTACATCATCTACTACCTTGTGCATCCAAGGCACTAGCATATCTCTTATAGTTACATCTTGTTCTCTGATGTCAGCTTCTTTCTTTTTCTTTTTGTTAGCTGGAGCTACTAGATTAGTCTCTGTTTTTACTACAGTATCTAGTATGTCATCTCTTGTTATATCTATTCTGACCTTACCATCCTCATTCCTAAATGCATTAGCGATCAGGTTGAAATCATCCATAGTCAGACCGTTTTCTTTAAGCTCACTCATAAGTCTACGTCTATCTATGTCTGATATGTCACCAGCTATTAGGCTGTTAGCTCTTCTGTTGATGTTCATCATCATAGCTTGTGCTGCCCAGTTTCTATTAAAGTTTGTCCACTGTGTGAGCATACCACCTAACGGGCTTCTGAAGTACAGACTAAGTACAGCATTGGTATCTGTTGAGAATATCTGGTCTAGTCTTTCATTAACCCTTGGGTCTAGATTGAATCCTAGTGTAGCCATAGCTGTTGCACTCTCACCAGGCTCTATGTATTTACCTCTAGCACCACGCTTGAGTCCATCAGCAGTATAGGCTAGAGCTTTAGGTAGAGTCAGTAGCATATTACCAAAGCCAGCTCTCTCACCTATCCAAGCAAGTTCTGACAGTGATGACAGCGTTGCTAGTCCTAAGTGAGTTACAGCACCTACAGTCGTAGCCACTTTAGATGCGGCCAATCCTGTTGGGTTAGCATCTTTCTTGTATACATTATGTGATGCGTCATACAAGTCGTATGCTCTGTCCACTTCTTTTTGTGTGATGTCACCATTCTTCTTAAGATTGTACAGCTCTTGCTTTAGCTTGCTTGCATCTTTTCCAAAAGTCTTAGCAGATGCAACACGAGTGGCTGCCTTTTGAAGATACTCTGTAAGAACCTTCTCAACACTAGACTCTCTAAAAGAACCGTGACCTTTCTCTTGTGATACTTCATCCAAGAATTCCCAAGCAGCACTTCTAGATTTCTCAAAGTTCTGTCTACCCAGACCTGATCGACCAGTGTCTGTGTCTCTGTCAACCCTAACTGACTCATCATATCCATTGATAATGCTGTCAGCTATTGCCTCTGCTTGTTCTGGACTTAGCTTCTTAACTTTAGTAGGACCTAATTCAGATGCGTTGTTGTATGCACGCTCACTAGACTCAACAAGACTCTCTACAAATCCATCTCTGTTTGCTGTGACTGACTCTTTGCTTATTGGGTTGGTTAAATAATCTTTTACATATGCAACATTAACACCAGAAGCGTTTAAGTCAGAGTGTGCCTTGTCTAATTTTTTTCTTATCTGTGCTATGTCTGCATCAATCTCTAACTGCATTCCAGCAAACTCTTGTGGCAAAGGAAACGTGCCTCTCTTTTGCGGGCTAAGTTTTGCTAGGATGTAGTTGCCTAAGTCGCTGTCAAATGTTTTACCCATATAACCAACACCTGGCTTTAGGTTAGCGTACTTGTTTATTATGTTCACTACATCCTTAAGATACTCACCAGTCTTAGTTTCTTTCAAGCTAAAGAAGTTAGTTCTTGCACCTTGCTCACCGCTTGCTGTCTCAACTGGCTGAAACATTTGTAGTATGTTGTTTGCTGAGTGCCACTGTGCTCCAGACTTAGCTCTATCTCGTATCTCTTTGATAGGGTTAGTGCCTTTAAATGCCACACCACCAGCTAGCCCTTTAGCTGCTTTCTCTAAGCTAACTCCAGTGCTACGCTCAAGCAGTGCGTCACCTTTCTTGGCTAGCAGTTTGAACTCAGACTCAAATCCTTTACCTTCTGGTATATCTATGAGCTTGCTAGGGTCTATTTCTTTTGTGCTATCTGGTGACTCAAGACTAACTTGCTCTGAGTTAAAATCTTTAGCAAGCCTACGAGCTGTGCTCAAGTCTCTGTTATTGGCTGTTGCTTGACCAACTGCACCAGGAATACCAACAGCACCTACAGTAGGACCAGCAATAATAGCTTCCTCAAACATATCTTGCATACCTTCTGATGTGCCTAGTCTCTCTGGTGTTGCACTTGTACCTATCTGCAATCCTTTTTGACCAGCCTCTGTCAGCATCTCTGTGCCCACTAGCTGACCAGTAAAGCCAGCACCCTTGCCTATCTGTTTAACAAGACTGTCTCTGTTTGTATTTACAAGTTTCTGTAGAGATTGTCTGGCTGTTTTTACACCACCAGTACCAAAAGATTTAGTTAGCAATTGAGACGTGGCACTTGCACCTTTAACAGGAGCAATGACATCTAATGCAGTAACACCTATGCTGACAAGAGCTGCTTTCTTTTGTTCTGAGTCTGTCAGTGGTCTTCCAGCTGCTCTCTCGTGTTCCTCTAAAGTGTCAGCAAGATTCATATTGTATGCAGTAGCCATAGTAGCCCAGTTCACTGCACTACCCATAGCTTTGGCGATAGGGTTTGGTATTGCTTTCATTACATTACCAATAGCAAAGCCCATCATAGGTACAATAGTATTCATAGAGTTAAGTGCTGCTCTTTCTTTCCACCACTCTACCTTATCCTCTGCTTTAAATAATCTACCAGGTTGCTTGTAGCTAAATCCTTGAAGTGCTTTATCTTGAATGTCTCTGTAAGTATCAAAGGCCGCACTATCCAGTCCAGCCATATTTGCAAGTGCACCAGCACCAGTAGCCTGCATAGACTTGAACTGGGGCATAGATGCTTGCATAGCACTGAGTCTTTTTATGTACTCATCTTCTTCGTATGGTGTTGCCATATGTTAAATGTTCCTTTCTTTCTCGTATTCCATCTTAGCTAATTCATAAAGCTGTTGTAAGGACATAGTAGACATTCCAGGTTGTCTTGATATCTGGTTGATCAGGACTGCTATTCTTCCAGTCACTGCTTCAAGGTCTTTTTTTCCTAGCTTATCACCAAACATAACGTCACCAGGAATCCAAGTGTTTCCATAGTCGCTCTTGACTAAATCTGCTATTGAGCCTTGTAGTGTCTTGTCTCCTATCTTACTGAATGCACTATCACCAGCATTCTTAGATGCAATAGTGGCTGCATCAGCAGACATCTTAGCCCAAGTTTCTGCTGGGTTCTTAGCCTTTGCTCTGCCAGAAGGTGGCAAGCCATAGAAGTACAGCAACTGACCTAATCTGTTTAGTCTGTCATCACCCTTAAACCCACTGATAGATGTGTCCCAGTATCCAGGCTCTTTCATTCTATCAAAGAAACCTAGGTTAGCAACTCTTTTTCTCTCAGCCTCTGCTTTGTCAGCTTCTAAGTTAGCTTGGTTCTGAATTTCAGCATCACGATTTTGTGTTTGTGTTTTAAGTTCTGCTGCTCTTTCATCTCTTAGCCTTTTGTTTTCTTTGCCAGCCTCAGTTAATGGATTAAACTGCTCGTTTATTGCCAGTCCACTGCCAGCAACCAGGCTTGTCTTTGGAAGAGAAAATTTAGTTCCTGCTGGTATTCCTGGTGTTTTAACTCCAGTGTCAATTGTCCTATTGCCAACAGGTCTTAAAGGAGTGCCAGGTTTAATTGCTGGAGTGTCTACTTTAATTGGTCTTCCATCTTTTCCTATTATAAAGTGTGGTTTAGTTTTGTTAGATACAAAAGGAACATTAAGATTAGGAACTGTTGCACTTCCTCTTACTTCTGGAATTGCTTTTGTTTTGGTTCTTGTCATTGCATTAATCAGCTTTCCAATTCCAGTAGCCCCTACTTTGCCAGCAGTCATTGCACCTCTAGCCATCCAGCCCACACCTGGGACAAATATCAAAGCATCCATAGCTGCTGTTCCAGCTCTTAAATCACCAGTATCTTTATCGGTGTATCTTCTTTTTAAGAAGTCACCAACATCAGCAAATTGAAACTCGCCATCTCCAGCAGTTTCTGACCAAGTGCTACCTGCTGGGCAAGAACCCTTGGCTCCAGGCACTGGTCTTCCATTCATCATACAAGGCATTATCTTTCTCCTTTAAATTTATAATTCATATTTTTTTTCCTAAGCAAAAAGATTTCTAACATCTCTGCGTGTTGAAAAACTATTGTTTAAATTTCCTGTACTGTATCCTCCTGATGGAGCAACAGGTCTAGGTGCTGGTGCAGGTGCTGGTCTAGGTGTGTAGACTGGTCTTCTTGCAGCATCTTGAATCTCAGCCCTAGCTTCGTTTACTTGTTTTTCTATTAGAGCGTCTCTTGCTTCCATAAAATCTGCTGTTTCAACTATGACATCTTTGTATTGTTCTTCAGCTTTTGTCTTGTTTTGGAACTTTGCTATGTCATCATAGATTTGTACAAGAGGGTCACTTGCTGGCTCTAGGTTATCTGTTGGTATGAATGGCTCACCTAATCCCATATCGTCAGATAGTGGAAAATAATAACCATCCTTGTCTTGCCACAAAGGAAGCTCGGCTTCACTTGGCTCTGCAAACATATTGTCTGGGTCAAACTGTGCCTCATCCATAAATAAACTATACTCAGAAGGTATAGGAGTTTTGTCCTGCAAGAACGCATCTGGTATTCCCATTTTGCCTATAAGCTGACCATTTTCATCTACTCTAAACTGTGGCTCAATAAATAAACCGTCTCTAAGTTCTTCTGGGGTTAGGTTTATTGCCATCTGGTCTGCCATATCTTGTGCCATATCCATATACTGCTGTGCTGTTGGTCTTGGAGGTGGTCCTTGCATACCTAGCTCAACATCAGCAGTGTCATCCATAGCTGGAGCATATGGCATACTTCCTATCTGACCTTGTTGCATTCTATCTTGGTCTGCTAGTATAGCTTGTTGCTCTGGAGTTAAGAATAAAGAAGGCTCTGAGTCATTTGGACTAGGAAACATAGTGCTAGGTGGAGGGTTGTTTGGTCCAAATATTCCCATCTCATCTATGGTTTGTTGATATGTTAAATCTCCAGCAGAGTTAGGTGGTCTGGGTACGAGACCATTAAATGCAGGCATACTAACATCAGCACTTGTTTCTATTTGAGGCAATCCATCAGGTAGTTGGACTGGGTTCATATTAATAGCACCATCTGCTGGGCCTACTGGCTCTGGAGCAAACTGTCCCTCATAGTATGGGTTAGCTACATCTGTTGGGCTACCAAATATACTGTAGTCAGCACCATCAGTTCTTAACCCTTGACCATATGTGTAACCATCAACCCCGCCAGGTCCAGTGTAGTTAAACAAAGATGAATCGTTGTAAGCTGAAAGATCAGGTGCATACATAGTTCCAGATAAAGGTCTCTGGCTTAAGTCTTGTGACAGCATAACCTCTGGAACAGATGGGGTGTATCCAGCAGCACTGCCACCACCTTGATTTGGCTCGTAGCTATAGGCTGGGTTTGTTTGTCCAGCATCTGGTCTGTAAGGCACACCATCAATTCCTATTTCTTCTCCTGGATATAGGTACATAGCTGGCTCTGTCATCATACCATCATCTGAAGTTACACCTGCTGGGTTAATTTGTACAGTAGGGTCAAACACACTAGGTGAATAATTACTTGGTTGGTTAAACGGGTCTAGTCCACTGTTAAAATTTTGTGGTCCATAAACTGTTGTATTCTGCATAGGCAAATCAGAGTTGTATGGTAGACTAGGTTTCGGTCTAAACATATCTGGTATGCCAGTTTCGGGCGGTGAGCCAAACACCGTAGGTGCTGTCATTTGTCTAGTGCCATCACCAACAGTAACGCCAGCACTATTTATCTGCTCCATAGGAGCTATGTATCCAGGCTGTCCAGGCTCTGCAGTATCGTGCCAAGCCTGTACTAAGTTGTCTTTGAAATTTAATAATCCACTAGTTAATGAACTAGTGTCTGTTGGTATACCAAATGGCATATTATCTCCTTATCGTAAAAGTGAGTATGCTTGTGCTAAACCGCCTATGTTACTCATCATAGTGTTTCCAGGTGTGGTTGTTACCATCTGTCCAGCGTTGCCTACTAAAGGACTAAATCCAGTAATGCCAGACTGGTATTGATTAAGTTTTGTGTATGGCATATTCTGCTCAAAGTTTTGTTGAGCCATAGCATCTTGTATCAGTGCTTGTTCTCTGGCTTGTTGTTGTCCACCAGAAGCACCCAGTGCACTATATGGACTAAAGCCAGCATTCATAAGACCACCAGTCATACCTAACGTAGCTCTCTGGTGTCCCAATCCTTGACCATATGCATTAGAGTATATCTGTGCCGCTGCTTGGTTGGCTGAGTCTGCGGCACCAGCAATTGCGTTGCCTTCTGCTATGCCTTGCCTTCCGCCACCATATCCACCAGACATTATTGCACCACCCCTTATATCTGCAAGATTATCATATACACCGCCCATAGCCCTATCTGCTGCAGCTTGTGCCATATCGTTTACATATGGATTGTTAGCCACATCTAACATACTTGAGCCCACACCCTGCTGGTATGCACTCATAGCTGGGTTCATAATACTTGGTGCACCTTGTGTTGCAAAGTCTCTTATGCCTTGCTGTGCTGTTTGTTGATCAGGTGTAAATCCAGCCTGCGTCTGACCACTGTAATATTCTGGGGTGTAGTTGTTGTATAAATTCTTGGCTTCTTTAAAGCCAGCCTCCATATAAGGGGAGGCAACATCCCAAGGGTCTGCGTTGACTGTTGATGTTTCTGGACTCTTTGACATTATCTTATCTCCTTTGCGAATAGTCGTGTTACTTCTTTATAATCTATATCCTTGAGCATTTTTCCCCAGCCTTTACGACCAAATAGTTCTACATACTCACAGTTATGTTGCTTTCCAAATGCATTTAAGACTGCATCTGCTTCATCTCTCCATTCTTGAAACTCATCGCCACCTAATAAGATAACTACAAGTAAATTCTTTTGTGGGTATCTTGCTATCTTTGTAACAAAAGCACCCTTTGCTTCTTTTCCTATTTTTACCCAGAGTTGCATATTCTTTGATATACAAGCACTTTTTATGTCACCTATACTGTACTCCCCTAAACCATACTTAAGGGCTGTAATCAAGTATTCTTCAACGAGCGGCCACCAGACCTCTACACTCTCTCCCTTTATCCCTTCAATCAAAGTTTACTCCACGCTCCTGTAGATAGATACACATACACACCTTCACCGCTACCTGGATTCCAGTTTGTGCCATCAGCATATCTTATGTCACCAGCTCTTGGCTTAGAAGGTGCAACATTAGACGTGTCAAAATGACCATCAGCTATGTTGCTAATAATTCCAGACAGTTTATCTAGCTCTGACTGCAAATAACCAGATATATCTTCTGGGTTGACTGGCACAGGTGACTTAGTGTACCTTATACTCATACCCCAACACCTCTACTGCCAGTTGGTTTCCAGTGTATTTCTACATTATCTATAGCCCAAGTCTTGTCATCTGTAGATTCAGCCCTGATCCCTATGTAGTTTCCAGTAGCTCTGACTGGTATCTCTGAGTGTGTTCCAGGTGTGAATGCATAAGGCCCTTTCCAAGTTGTGCCTTCGTGTGCCCTCATTTCTGTACCTACATAGAAATCTACAGCACCGGTGCCACTTAGCCTAGGCACAATTTTCATTACAGATTTTGTAGAGCTAATTCCTAGATGCATATTGTCTTTTTCTACAAACGCTCTAAAGCTAGTGCCAGCATTTTGGTTACTTCCTAATATGTACAACTTAGTGTTTGCAGCAGATGCTATAAGAAGTGATGGTTTTAGTGGTGAGTTCCAAGACTCACTGTCAGTATCCCACTCACCAGACTCTGACCAATCTGTAGTAGAGTCAAATTCAACCACACCCCAGTCAACGTAGCTAGCATATGGCAAATCTCTTTTAGACCAACTGTTGTTTCTCCAATTATACACATAAGCTGTGTCTGCAAAGGCGTTAGTGTCGTTCGTGTTAGATACAAAACAAACCCACATTTCATTCTTTTCTCTATTCGCAGCTACAAATGTTCTTGTCTTGTAATCTGGGTGCATAGAGTTAAATAACTCATCTCTAATCTGTGTGTCTACAATTGACTCTTTAGTTTGACCATCGTGTATGTATACATCATCCTCAGAGACCACAAAATGCTTGTTATTGAAACTTTTTGCACAGTGCCTGCCTAAGATACCAACGTCATCAAAGAGTTGCCTAAATCCAAATATAGACTGTCCTCCCTCAAATGCCATAGACCAAATAGAATCTTCTTTATAGATAATGTTTACGTCACCTAGTGGCAAACAATCAATTACAAATCCTTTTGTCTGAGATAAATCTACATAGCCAGCATCTTTAGTTGCATCTGCTGGATTCCAAGTTGTAGGAATTGTGCCACCCTCTGCTGGATGTGACCATTTAACTCTGAATGGGTATCTTGTGCTAGACTCTGTTATATCCAGTGCAACTAAAAATCTTTTAAAAGGTCTTATAACTGTGCAAGTTGTGTTGCTGGGCCAGTTAGTTAGGTCTGCAAATTTAGCAGTGTTAGCTGTGCCCATAAACTGCGGATTGTCTACACCATTATTGATAATAGCAACACCACCTAAGACACCACCATTCCAGCCCGTGCCAGCAGTAGCTGAATAGTCACCGCCAGATGTTCTAGTTATATCTGTATGTGTGGTAGTCGCACCAGATGTGTGTACTCTGTATATCTTAGTTAAAGTAGGATATATCCAAGAGTTCGTGCTTATTGTGTCAAAAGGCATTAGCCAATAAGGTGCTCCTGTTGGTGTGCCAAACACTTGTTGGTTTCCCAAAACTTTAACTGTTTTGTTGTTATCAAACTCTACGTTGTTACCATCAGACCACTTGTCTTGTGGTGACTCATAAGGACTCATATCCTTATTAATTCCATTAGGGTTTAATACTGTTACTTGAGTCTGTGCCACTATCTTCCTCCTACTACGCGTCTTCCAGTAACTCCATAATTTCTACTGCTTCCAGCTTTCATACTGTTTCCACCTACATTTCCTCTGCCACCTCTACCACCTTTAATAGCTGTTGACCTAGTAGGGCTAAATTTAGTTACATTTCTTTGAGTAGGTGTTGGTGGCGGTGGTGGAGTTGTAGGAGTCACTACTGTAGGTTTTGAAAAATCCCCTACTGTTTGCTGCATTAACTGGCTATCCATAGCAAGAGAATCATTTATTTGTTTTGCTGTTGGTCCGTTTGCAATCATAGCTTCTGCAATAGCAGTGGGTCTTTTATATACTTTATCAACAACATCCATATATCCAGTGTATCTAGGAGTTAAAAAACTTCCTACAAAATTGTCTTTCATATCTTGTGCAAAAGCACCTAGATAATTGTTGTCTATGTTGCCATCAGCAATAGACTTACCATAATCAAAAAGACTTCCTTTTACTTCTTGTAATGCACCAGCACCGAAAGAACCAACATCTCCCATAAATCCACTGATTGGTCTAAATGGTGTATAGTCAAGCAAGTTTGCAAGATAGTCACTTGTGCTAGCCGCTGCTGCTTGGTGTCTAGCACTAGAGCCTACCCCAGCACCATACTGGTCTTCACCAAACTCTGGAACATAGACACCTGCGTCTGAAAAGTATCTTCCCCTTTCATTCATATACGCATCAATTTCTTTTCTTTTAGTTGCCTGATCAACAATCTTGTTTTTGGTGTTTTTATATAAACTCCCTAAACTTATGTTAGATTCTTCATCAAAAATACTAGGTGTTACTAAAGGGTTTCCTCTTGCCATTATATCTCCTAGCTCATATTTAGTCCGTCAACAACTGCATACCAGTTAGCACCATTGTCAATTGTTTCAAGTGTAAGAATATCTATTCCGCTTGTTGTTAGTGTAGGTGTAGTGCCACCAGCAAACTTAACGCTACTGGGCCAAGGGTCTGCTACTGTACCACCGTTAGTTAGTATTAATTTAAACTTACCGTATATGCCAGATGTTGGTGCGTTAGTAATTGTAAACGCTCCACCACTTGCAAGTACAGCAGTCACTACGTTGCCTAATGAAAAATCAATTGCTGTTGAGGTACTGACTGTACCTACCGCATTAACAATTTCTGTCTGCTTTTTGGTCTTTAAATTGGTTGTTGTTCCTACAGCATCAGCAGTCACAGTTCTTGACGCTTCTACCGTGCCTAGAGTTGGGACATCATTGTAGTTTAACTCTGCTGTTGTGCCAGTATAGCCATCTATCTTATTTATCTCTGTGTGCGTAGCTGTTACAGCACCAGCAATGTTAGGAAAAGTAGCAGCCACTGCTGACTTAACCAGTCTTATGTGGTCATCTCCTTGACTCCTTGGGTCTGTACCTGTAGGGTTTGTTGCTACTAACCCATCTATGTATGTTGTTGATTCTAATGCCATATTATTTTCCTTTAGCCAACTGAGCTCCAAAATAGAACTCTATTATCATTGTAGCCCAGCCAAAGATTTCATCCATCTTCAATACTGAACCAGCTTGTATTTCTATATACTCCACTATGTCTGGTGTAAACTGTATACCAAAAAAACTAAATCCTTCTATAGTGTTAGGTATTACTGTTGGTACATTAAAGAACACTGGAGCTACTTGTGTAAATATAATTAAAGCCAGTATAACAAATATAATTACACGTCTGTTAAGTGCAGCCATAGGACTTTCCTTGTCTGCTCTGTCTCTTGCTTGGTTAATAGAATCGTTGCGTGCCTGCAAATTCTGTATCATTAACTTTTGATTTTCTGCTGCTGCTTGACTCTTAAGTGCAAACAACTTAGCCACAAAGCCCAGTGCTATTGGTGCTACGTTTGTTAAAAATGCTATCATATTGCTAACCTCATTGCCTCTATAATCCCTACTTGTCCTATGATGTACCAAGCAAATGCACCAAACACTCCCCATTTAATCTGAAGTAAAGAGGTGTTAATTTTTTGTATACATAAATTAGTGTCATCAATCTTGCTAAACAGTTTTGCTATTTGCCCAGAGTGTTTGTCTAATTGTAATTGCATTCTATTAAGCTCATCATTCATTTCTTTTTGAATCCTCTTTTCATATTAGCATAGGCTTTCTTACTGATAGTAGATTTCTTTTTGCTTCTACTTGTGCCAGCTTTTTTTCTAGCATTTATGTTTGCGTACAACCCACGTCTAGCCATTACCACTTCACCTTGTTAGCCCAATAAGCAGCAGACATCTTACCTTTTTTTATATTTTTAGCGTGTCTTGCTTTAAATGATGCTGACCTTTTAGTAGCAGTTCTGTCACCAGAAACTCCTTGTTGTCCAAACCTGATCGTTTTAACTTTACCACCTTCCTTGGCTACAACAACGTGGCTTTTAGTTTTGTGACTAGGTGTACGCTTTGGTTTGTTGTAGCCAGACACACCTGCTCTAGCTAATCTTGAATCCTTAGCCATTATTTTTTACCTTTTCTCATCGGTGCTTTTTTCTTACCAGTTTTTTTAACAGGTGGTCTACCTCTTTTACTTCCGTATGTTCCAGGTCCGTATGGCATATTATTCTCCTTAATTTGCTAATGGGTTATCTAATGCTCGCTGTAGTTTATTACCGAGCCTTTCTTCTAACTCTTTAATCTTCCTATCTGTATCAGAATAAAGAGCATCTCTTCTGGCATCAAATCTTTCGCCAGCTACGTCAATGGTCGCATCTATTTCATCTTGCGAGGCATTTACTTTATCTTCTAATCTTTCCATTAAGGCTTCTTGTCTAGTCAAGTCATCCTTTAAATCATTCTTTATAGACCTAGTGTAGTCTCTAGCTTGTTCAACTGAATCACTTACACTTATTAAAGTCTCTTCTATAACAGCTATGTCTTTTTGTATACCAGTAATGTCAGGTGGTTGGTATTCCATAACAGTAGCTTTAAGAATTCTAAACTCATTGTACAATTCAAATCCAGCCCAAGCACCACCACCAATCATACTTAATAATGGTATAACAAGAAGAAGTTTACTACCACCTACTTTAACTCCTTGATATTCTATTTCTGCCATTGTAAGTCCATTAGTTTATTGTGTAGTATTTCATTAGCTAAACCGTTTCTTAATCCTCTTTGATTGTCTGGTATGTCTTTGTCTAAATATATACCTTTGTCTTTATAGAATACACCATCAATAAGTAGTTGTGTGTTGTAGCTGTTGAATCCAGCATTAAAGTTTAAGAGTGCAAGTATTAGGCTTTGTAGTTTCTGTTGTTCTTCTAGTGATGCAGCCTCACCCATTTCTACTGCAAGATTCTTTAGCTTGTTACCTATAATCTCACGCA